AATATTTCAGGACAAAGTAAACAATCTGTTCCTCTTTCTCCGCTACTATCACCTTATCTTATGACCTCTCTCCAGTTTAGCCTTAGTCATTAAATTGGCTTTATCTTTTTCCAGTTCCTTCTTAGCCACCAGGTAGATGTTAGCCTCTTTCTTTACCACCGCTTCTATCTCCGCAGCCTCTGAATAGCCTATTTCCTTTAAATATTTTTTCATGGTCAGGTTGTCCGCTATTAGCCCATTAATAGAGGGCATAAGGTTGGCGTACATCAGCCTCATGGCATCCATATAGCTATCGCACTTGGAGAAATCGCATTTACTAAGCACTAGATTGAATAAGGCATAACCGTCAGATACTTTTTCAGATTCCACCTAATAACTCCCTGTAACCTTTAATATGGTCTTTGTTTAGCCAACCTTCTTCTAAAGCAAGATAAGGCATACGTTTCAAGGTCTCTAGGACCCCTCTGTCCATCAATAAGGTAGTAACCTCTGCTTCAAAGATCATGGCACCTTTGACATGAAAGAATCCCGTAGGCAGTAGTTCATAGTCCCTGGCAAAAATGATTATGCCAAACCCTATAAATAATCCATTGTGTTTCAAGGCAACTCCTTACAATAAATTAATAGCTTCAGAAATATCTTTGGCTTTTTTATTTAAAGTACGAACAATTCTAGCATCCATAGCTCCCGATAGCATATAGTGGATAACACATTTTCTATCTTGGCCAATCCTATGGATTCTTTTCTTAGCCTGTTCATTCACTGGTCCGCACCAATTAAGATCATTGAATACCAGATTATGGGAGTTCACTAAAGTAACTCCTTCACTAAGCGTTCCTAGAGTGGCTACTAGAACCTCTAGCCTACCCTCTTTAAACATTTCTATATATTTTGCCCTTTCTTTTTGTGTCGTGTTGCCGTGGATGCACCTAACTTCTTGCCTGATTAATTCAGACTGGATAATCAAGGCGGCATCAGGGTGGTCGCTATAAACCAATATGGGCCCCTCCCCATCCAGTAATAATGCCCTGACATACTCTGCGGTGAACTTGGCTTTAAAACAGGCATGGGCTCGTTTAGCGGTGGAGATGTGTTCCGTAAGTCTAGTGGTCCGTTCATATTCCTGCCATTCCATGGATAACGCAGTATCGCTACCGGAATTGGCATATACTTCCTTCTCTAACATTTCAGGAAGGTCCAATACCTCGGCAGACTCCCTTCTGATATACTTACCAGTAAGAGCCTCCTTTAATTGCTCCCCATTACGGAAGCCTTCATATTTTATTATCTGATTGTTGTTAGTGGTTCTGTGGATAGCCACCCTAAAGGAAAACTTATCACAGAACTGATACCAGGTGGGATAGATCTTCCGAAGATCCACTCCATTACATTGGTCTGGACAGATGCCCAGGAGAGTAAGGGGTACATAGAACTCTCCCACCCTATTTCTAAGCGGTGTACCTGAAAGCATTACCAGGAACTCTGGTTTCCCTTCCACCAAATGATCGTACATATACTGTGCCCTGAAAGACTTATGGGATTTCAAATAGTGGGCTTCATCACAGACTACATAGTTACAGATTTTATATAATTCCTTCCCCTGCTTGAGCATAGAGTAGGACGTGATATAGACATCCCTATCCTTGGGGATATTTTTATAATGATAATTTCTTTCTATCACATGGAATTTAAGAGGCTGGGTGGAGAATTTTAAAAACTCCTTTTCCCAATTCCTCCTTAAATGGGGAGGGCAGATAATCAGTACCCTTTCCTTCCTCAGGAAGATCCTCTCTAAGGCTACGGCTATGGCTTGGACGGTTTTACCCAGACCCATATCATCACCGATTAGAATATATTTGTGTTCTCGGATAAAAGAACTGCCGTCCTTTTGGAACGGCAGTAACGGAAGTTTTAAAAGTTCCATTAGTGGACTGACCCCATAGCGGTTTCTAGAGCCGACTCAAAGGCAGGGTGAATTTCACCCATATCGTCAAAGATTAAAATCTTTCCATTTTGGGAAAGAGAAAAATCAATTGCAGCCTTTTTCTTATCGGGGTCCTGATTCCAGTCGGGGCAAATTTGAGAGAGCAAAGACCCTAGTTTGTTCCTATGAAGGTCAACTGTCCTGTCATAGACAACACCCTTAGGGGGTTCTACCTTTACTTCCTCAACTTTTTTCTCAGCCACTTTCTTAGCTTTCTTTGCAACGGGAGGAGCCTCTTCCTTAGGCTCTGTAGCTTCCTCGGGGGTTGACGTAGGAGCTAATGCCTGGGGTTTAGATTCTTCCTTCCCATACACATAGTTGTGAAAGTGAATTTGGGCATTGTAGATACACTCGTCTTGAGCTTCCTCTAATGTTTTAGCGGCAGACTCAAAGAAAGTGGATACCGATAGAGTCTCGGTAAAAATCCTAATCTTAAATTGGTACTTCTTGTTAAGCTTATCCTCTAGGGCATGGACAATCTCAATGGAGGGTCTGCTAAGGGCAATCTCTTCTATCTTTCGGACTTGCCCATAGATATCTTCCATCTTTTTACATAGCTCTGTGAAATCTTTTTTCATAGTATTTCTCCTTCTGATCTATAGGAAAATCCATCCCTATAAGTTAATTTTTTACTGTTTGAAAACTCCACCCCATGGTGGCACTTGGACCAAAACTGGCAAGGCTTCCCCCACTCTATGCAAGCGTTCCTGTTTTTAAGAGGAACACTCTGAGGGTTTTCCTTGGAACCTTTGGCAAAGGCAAGAGCTTTGGATATAGCCTCATTCTCCATCTGGACATATTCATCCCACATTAAAGCCAGGGTAGCTTTAGGGATTTCTATATCCGTACAAGTGATGTTGTTCATCATCCTGTCGATGAAAGACTGTTCATCCTCATTCTTGCCCATCTTATAGGGACCAGGCTTGGTAACTGTTCTGTACCTACACCCTTTGAACTTATTAGGATCTAACGTAAGCATCTGGGCTATCTTCAAATACCTGGAAGAGTAAGCTGCCATCTGCAAATCGTAGGGGAGTGAGGTGAGAAGATGATCTTCAAACCTGGAAGTGGTTTTCAAATCCACTATCCACCAATTGCCTGAAGGCTCAGACATAATGGCATCCACATATCCTATATATTCCCCGTCCTGGATTTCTAGTTCCAAGGCGGTAACCATTAACCCTGAAAATTTATGGGTAAGGGCATACGCTCTAATCATGGCGTGTAGTTTTTGCCACCACCCCTCGGGGCAAGGGGTTTCTTCCACAGCCTTGTTAAAAGCCGCTTCCAAAGTACCCTTGGTCCCGTGGTGGGAGATTTCCATGATCCTATGAAATATAGTTCCCACATCCAAAGCGTCAGAAGGCGTGTAATCAGAATCACTAGGAGTTTCCAGTATCTTGTGATGTACATACTTCTGCTGACAATTTTGAATCAGTTTAAGGGAACTGTAAGACATTAGTGCCATTATAGATCCGCTCCTGCATCTTCGGTGGTGATATCCTTAGCCCCAACACCAACGTTGATAGAATGAGATCTGGCTCCCTTGTATTTTCCTTTGGTAAGAATAATCACGCCATTGTAAAGTACTCTGACAGTATCCCCTACATTGACCTGATCCATTTTCACATTAAAACCTCCAGAGCTATTAAGCCCTGCCACCATTCCCGGATTTAGGTTGTCCTCTTTCTTGGAAAAAGCGGTAGAGATTACTTCAAAGATGTAGGAAGGATTTCCATAGTTATCTTCCTTCTGTTCCTTGTAGACTCCCACGAACTCATCCCCTGGGTTCCATTTTTTCCATGGACGGTACTGACGTGATCCGGTGATTTCTTTGTACATAAAACAAACTCCTTAATTTATTCTCTGGTTTTACAGAGATGTTATGCCCTCACAGGCGTTTAAATATTTTTTGTAATTTATAATTTCTTCTTCTATCTGTTTCTCAGAGTACTCTGGTAGAAACTCTATCCACTCTCCCATATTAGGATGTCCCAGGGTAAACTCAGGACTCCAAGCCATTCCTTCCACCCGAATAAGTTCTCCAGGAAAGAAATGCATAAAGGCTTCTTCCATACATTTTTTAAATAGTAAAATATTTTCTTCCACCTTGGCGGTGTCGGCTTCCATATAAAGGGCATCATGCAAAGTGAAAGGGATTTTAAGTCCCCTCTTCCAACAAAGTTCATCCGCTTTCCGCATGATCGCCCCACCAGTTCCTTGTACCGGAAAGTTAGCCACAGATAGGGGGTTAGGATTATCGCCCCATACTGTCCAACCGTCCGCTATCTTTAAATAGCCGTTATGGATGTACTCGGACCTGATTTCATTTCTCCAATCATCAAAGACCCAAAACACCCCTAAGATATTATTGATAAGGGTTTCGGCATCCTCTCTGGTAATTTTTAAATTATCCGCCATGGCTCCTGGTCCTATTCCGTACATGAGAGATAGCATGGCTTGTTTATACTTAGGGCGAAGGTGATCCTTCCCTGGTCCCTCCACTTCCCTCAGCATCCACAGATATGGATCACCTGAATGGTAAGCTTTATACATTGAATCGTCTTGTGCAAGGAGGGCTGCAATTAAGAACTCTTGTGAAGAGTAATCTATGCCACATAGAAACCTGCCATTAGGTGGCTTGATAAGGACCCTCATCCACCTGGATTTGGATGGTATGAATCCAGTGGCCTTAGGTGCGGACCTGCCAGTCATGGTACCGAATATTCCCATAAACGGTCTGGCTCTGCCATCGGGACCCACATAGTCCAGGAAAGATTTCTCCTTGTTAGCAGGGAGGAATCCATTTAAGTTCCTTCTAATCCTACCCTGTTCCAGGAGTTGAGCCCCAAAAACCCCTCTAGGATAGGGAGTTTCATAAGGGAAACCCTTTTCCATAGCCTCTTGGTCGAGGCACAATCTTCCAGTCTTGGTTTTCATCCAGGTTTCGTGTAATTTATTCTCAACTATGTAGTTTACAATGGGAGCTATTTTCTTGGTAAAACTCTGGGTCCGCTTATTCCACAAATAGACCTTCTTATCAGGGAACTGTTTATTGAAATCCACAGCCGCATCGTGAAGTATCAGAGGGCTGTTAATGACTAAAGACTTAACTGCATGGAGATCCACAGGGTAGCCGAAGTCAGTCCTTAGAGCGGTGATGGCAGCGTACATCCCACGGTTCATGGCTTCTACAATATAAGTGGGACCAAAAAGATTAAAGTTCTTATTCTTAATCTTCTCCCATAACAGAGGCAGATATTTGGTATCGGATTCACAGTACGCTAAAATGGCATCCTTATTCTCCTCGAGCACTTCATAAGGCTTATGGATAATGATATTTCTTATAACCTCTTTATGTTCGGTATCTATCCTAATCTTAAGCATCTTATAAAGAGCAGCCGCTAATGAATAAGACGGACGGGAGTTATCCAATAGCCTGGAAGATCCTCTTTCCGGTGGGTGAGTAACCCTTACCTTCCCATCTATCAACTGCTTTCCATAGGAGAGTTCATTATTGTGATTGAGTAACATTCTATATTCTAGGTAGAGGTCAATCCATTTGAAGTCCAGGGGATTTAAGCCTAAAGAGTTGAAGCATCTAGCCTCAGCCTCCACCGAATAGGATAAAAAAACGGTGTCCCTCATCGTACTGAGTAATAAGCCCAGGTCCGAACTATTGGTCAAATGGCGGTTTAACCAATAACTCTTGGAGGATAAAGGGACACCGCTCAGTATGTTTACACATACCAAGTTAACTTTAGAGCTAGTAGTATTATTAAATTCAAAGTCCAGATATGCAATTTTCATTATAAACTTTTATGAGGGTCAATAGATGTTCCCATTTAAGAACTGCCATCGTTGCCTCATTATCAGCCTTAGAAATTAGTACAGGGATTTCATATTGTCCACAAGTAATTTCCTTGAATGTAGAAATAGGCACATATTTTTTAAGCCGCTTGCATTGAAATACGAAGGGTCCAGTATTTTCCAGGTCTTTTCCATAAGCTTCGTCCATTTGAAACTCCAAGTGCCTTTTGGCGTTAGGGTATACGGCTCGAAGATCCTTAGCCATAGCCCGTTCAAAACTAAGTCCCTTTTGTCTTGCTCCCTTGCCGTTCATTTTAAAACCTCTTTAGATGCGGTCATAATAAATCCCCCAAACTTTTTTCTATATTTTTTGTCACTCTTTCTTTGGCTCGAGCCAAGGCTCCTTTAAAAAAATATATTCCAGGATTTTCTCCTTCTATATACTCTCCAACAGGCTCACCAAAATATTTATGGCGATCTAGGAATCCATTTAAAGAGGGAATATCCCTGAAGCCTTCCTTTGGGCGGTGTACTCTTTTATATTGTTGTTTAAGATAATCCAAACTTATAAAATCCCCCTGGTCATGTCTAGCGGATCTCTCTAAAGCTTCCAATACTATTTTGTTTTCATGTTCTTGCCAATAGTGCAGACATTCCCAATAGACTTCTCCCTGGTAGGGGATATGGTCGTGTTTCATCCATTCCCTATCTGGGTGTTTGAGATATTCCAACAATATCCTCACCCACTTAGGGTCTTTCATTCCCTTGGCAACAGCATGGGCATACTTGGGGGGGAAAGTTTCTCTGACAGTATCTACATAGGCGGTCCTTCGCTCGGGACACTCGGTGTAGTTATCCTTAAAGTTGTTGGAGGTAATTATAGGGCTACAGAAGATCTTCATATTGGCATTGGAGTCTGCCCCTTTGGAAGTACCCGACATATACTCAGCCATCATTGCTTTAAGGGAATTGTATCGGTACCCAGTGATGGTTAATTCGTCCATCACATAAACCATGCACCTGAACATTTCGATGTTGAAGTTGTCAGATCCAAACTTGTTATGGGCTTTGGCTACATTGTCCTGTCCAATACACGCCCCTACCGAGTCTACAAATAACCCTTTACCAATACCCTTATTACCTAAAATTACCGGAACCCAATTGTTCCTGGAAGTAATCACCCGATAAGCCCAATGTTCCATGGCTTTCCTGGAATCCCCTACAAAGATATTTAATAGAGCCTCCATTTCGGGACGTAATCCCTCTCCACTATAAGGAGCTTCCAGTACAGCTTTGGGAGGGGACCATAAATTATAGATATTTCCTCCCTCCACTTCAATTACCTTAGGGGAGTGTGGCTTATATTCCAGGACCCCAGGGGGAGGAAAATATTTTCCCAGCCACTTGGAGGAAATCCGCATAATCTGTTCCGTTTGTGGGTCGTAAGAATAATACATTGGATCTTTATTAGGGGTTGAGTGGATAAATATCTCTTTGCCTTGGAGAATCTTAGGAAGCTTTATCTCCTCTTCTCCTTCCTCTAAATCATTAATAAGGGATTTATAAAGAGTATTCCTTTCAGAAGAAGATAAAGAGAATAATTGATTGGTGGTTCTAAGAACCTTTGTATTTTCTGTAGTTTCGATAAGCTCATTTAAAGCCTTTTCAATCTTGGCATACACTATAGTAAGAGATACTTCCCTATCTCCAATGTACAGTTTTTTACCCTTTTTGACCAATTCAATGGAAGTTAATGCCTTCCTGACAATTTCGTCCTTCATAGATATCCTTTTTTTTATTTTTTAAATTAGCAGCTTGTATTTTGGGATAGTAACTGTTATCTTGTCAATCACGATATCCATTTTTTGAATTTAGCAGGAAAAGCCCCTATTGTTTACACTTTAGGGGCTTTTTTGTTTGGTATCTCAAACAAACCCCTGCAAAGGGGCCAGGTCCTTAGAGGAAAAAAAAATAGATATATATATATTCTTTTTCTTCTTATAATATATAGAGAGACTGTGCAACGAACCGCATATATACATAAAGGGCCTTACGGCCCCTTCTTGACACCCATTGCTAGTATCTATCTTTAGATACTCTGTATAAATTGATGCCAATATTATGTTGTAAAGTTCGGTCCTTTAAGGCTATAGTGGGTCTATGGAATCAGTCAAATATAAAGAAGCTTATTGTTTTGAATTGGTAGAGCATATGGGCAAGGGTCATTCCTTCTTTTCCTTTGGTGGCGTTATAAGTGTCCATAGGGATACCATGATGCGGTGGACGGAAGAACACCCTGAATTTGAAGAAGCCAGGAAGATAGGTAATTCTAAATCTCTCCTCTATTGGGAAACCATATTGCATGATGCCTCTACCAAGAAGATCCGTGGGGAAGCTGAACTCATTGTATTTAAGCTTCGGGCACAGTTCAGGGAGGACTATGATGATAGACCACCCCCAACGGACATTAGAATAAGCGGTAGTGGGGCAGTATATCTTACCATAGACACTGGGATAGACCGTACCAAGCAAAAGAAATTACCGGACGTAGTAGTGCCCTCCAGGGTGGTACATAACCCTGCTGACGACCTATAGGATAAAAAACGGTCCTTTGGGTCCATATTACGCAGTTCTCTTATTTGGAAGTTAAGTCGCTATAACTATCCATTAAAAGGTATAATTTCCCTGTTTTGTATCAATTTATACCTAGTTAAGTATAAAATCATAGATAATCCATCATAGACAATCCGTTATATTTACTACTTTACAGTTAGGACAGCTTTGATGCTTCTTATTATAGATATGTTTACATTTGATGCAATAGCTATAAATATTAGGATATTTTTCTAATTTCCTCTTATTTTGGGCTTCATATACCCTATCACTATGGCATTGTTTACAGCATAGTCTTACCAATCTACCATTATCCTTTAGATCATATTTTGATAGCGGATAAGCTTTAAAACATTTGTTACAAGTTATGGTATCCATATTCTATTTCCTCCGATTTATGATGCAATTTATTAACTTTTTGTGCCATTTTTTTGATGCAAAAATCCCTCTTCTATATACATTTTTTACAGCATTTCGTAAAGTCGTAAAGCGTTGAAAAGATTGACTTTTTTGATTTTTTGCGTTAACTTTCAATTTTTGTGTTGCCATTGACTTTACGCTGAGATATTTTGTCGATTCAAATTTTGTGTAAACACTTTCTAATAATTGGAGATTTTTTATGGGAATCATTTTATTTTGGCTTTTTAAATTGAAAGTAGGTAATTGTGTAAATAGCATGGTGAATATTTACCCTATGTCTTATGAAGAGAAAAGAGAAATTTGTACAGAATATGTTAACGCTCAAGAACAATTATATAACTTTAAAACTAATGTAGGGATAACGCAATAACGCTTTATCCATTTTAAATAGGAGTTTCTGTTATGATTAAAGTATTTGGTACTGTTACTGGTGGAGATTTAGAGGCTTTTGAAGTAGCTGATGGTGCTACTGTAAAGCAAGTTTATGAAGCTATGGGATTAGAGGGGACTTTTTTACCTTCGGTAAATGGTCGTCCTGCTACTATGGAAACAGTAGTAGCCCATAAAGATGAAGTAGATTTTGCCAATAAGAAAGATGGTGGAATCTAAATAACACTAGGGGATATATCATTATATCCCCTTTTATTTTAAAACGGAGTGAAAAATGAATGAAGAAATTAGAGAAAGACTAACTAGGGCCATTGAAGATTTGGCCCACTATCAGGAATTTGTAGATAGTGAAATTAAACAGGAAATGGCAAATAACATAGAAGATTTAGAGTGGCTTAAGGAAACTCTATTTAAAAACGGGGTAAAAGATGAGTAGAAGTAGAAGAAGGTCCATTTCGCACCTATCTAATATAACTGTTAGAGAAGCCTTAAAAGCTAGAAACAAGTTATTTAAAGACAATAGCGAATCAATACAATACTTGGCCAACAAATGTAGAATAATGAATTGGCTTTATGAAGTTAAATTCTTTCCTAATTTTGGATCTATAGGTAGAGCAACAATCCTAAGTAGAGGGGATATAACCGAAGCTATTTTAGAAATGCAAAACATTAAAGACTTAGTTTTACCTAAAGAGGATTTAGAAAAAACTCCTGAAATAATGGAATGTTTTTCTAGGGAAATAACCGACCCTATTAGAGAGAAATTAGAGTTCTTGAGAAACAGTAGAAGGGATTCAGCAAGGTCTTTAGAAAATGAAACTAACTTTTTATTTAACGATACCTTAAGTAGGGAAAGTATTCTAGCTAGACATAAACAAGAACTGGACAATCTAGATGAGAATATAAAAAGTTCTGAAAGAGAGATAGTTCACTTTACCGCCATGATATCTAAAACCGATGCTGAAATAAATGCCTATAAAGATAAGTTGGAAAAGATTCTAGAAAAGCAATTAACTGAAACTGAAGCAGAAGCTAGGGATAAATGGTTTAGTGATTTATGTGAGAATCTAGATAGGGCAAAAGCTGAAATGGATAAGAGAGGTTGGATATATATAGGTCCAATGGCAAATCACAAACATCTTATAAGATGGATAAAACCTAAAGTTTATGTCCCATCACCTAATAACAACCAGAAAATATACAATTTAGGGGCCGTTATTATAGTGTTGGATATAACTACTCAAAGGGAAAGATGCCGAGTTTATCCGCTATTTTGTAACCATATATTCGATAATAAGTTTCACCCTTATGTAAGTAACAGCCATGATTTATGTTTTGGTTCAATTGCTCCCTCTATAGATAGTAAAGGTGAGAAAAGAGAAGGCGATATAGCTACATATTTGATCAATGTAGATACCCTTCTAACCACCGCTCCTATAAATGGAACGCCTTACATTAGAATAAACAAGTTGCTTAGGGGAATCAAAGTAGCCTTATATACTGTTCCAATGTACGACAAAAAAGCCACTTATTTAGGTGAATCCCATGAAGGAATAAGTGCTACTACATTAGAAGCTATATTTTCTAGACAGGATTTAAGCAAACTGCCATTTGATTCCATAAAAGACACTATAGAGTTACTTAGGGCGATTGCCATTAGAGATAATGCAGGAATTGAACCTAATATAGAGGTCCATGATGAGGAATTATATAGTGATGAAGAAGAAGAAATAGTAGACGAAGAAACAGTATATATAGATGAACCTATATTACCTATTAGTCCAGTAAATTGGGCTATGTTTGATACATCAACTGAAGAAAACGGAGGTATAGAATGAAAATAGTAGTTTTGCCTGATGTTCATGAAAAAATAAAATATTTTATGAAAAAGGCCACGCCTAAAGAGTTATCAGGATTTGGAGAAGTAGAAGTAATGGACGAATTGCTAGTAATTAACAAATTTCACCTATTAGATAGTGGTGGAACTAGTGCTAGTACAAGTATTGATGCTGAGAAATTACAAGAACTGCGAAATACAAATTGGTCCACTAGACACAATTTAAGATGTTGGATTCATACTCACCCTACAATGGGTGTTTTTTGGAGCAGTACTGATATAGATACCATAGTGGAAACTGGAGGGGCTGGTTGGATATGTGCTATCGTATTTAACGATAAAGGGGAAATGTTAGGTAGCTACTATCAAGCTCCTAAAGATGGTAGACCTAGAGTGTTTATCCCTAATGTAGAAGTGGTAATAAGACCTATTCTAAATAGTGTTGCAGTAGAGTTATGGAATAGTGAATTTGAGAAATATAAACGGCCTGAAGTGGTTGCTACTGTTCTAGATAAGAAAGGGATAAAATGGGCCGATGTTAGACACAAGCCAACCGAAGATAAATCCTTTAAATTTGAAACTGATATAACCAAACTAGTAGATGAAAAACCTAGTTTTGTTACATTACCTGAAGTTTTTAAGTTTCTACCTAAGAAAGAAAAAAATCAACTTAGACAATTAATGGATTTAACAGTTAAAGAAGGGGCTAGCCAAGTACATATTAGAGATGGTCTAGAAAGCTATATAAATTTCACTAGGTCTTTACCTGAAACAGTAGATGATTTAATGGATTATATGGTTGAACTAGATGAAGGCACTCCAATAAATCAAAATCAGTATACTATGGGGGGAATGTATGAGGGTATCTAGATCAGAAATGTTTGCTAGGCATAGGGATATAATTGATGTTCCTGAAGATATTATGGTCCATGTAATAGGTTGTGGCAGTATTGGTACTGCTACTGCTGAATGGCTAGTTAGATTAGGCGTTAGCAATATGGTTATATGGGACAATGATGAAGTTAGTGCTGAAAATATAAGTTGCCAAGGATTTAGGACAATAGATATTGGATTTAACAAAGCACAGATATTACAGAAAAAACTATGGGAAATAGGAACAGGCTGTAAAGTAGTAGCAAATCAATGTAAATGGGAAAGTAGTAAGGCCATAAGTATATATGGCACTCAAAGTACCTATTATTTTGTTTGTGTTGATAATATGGCAACTAGGAAAGCAGTAGCTAAACACTTTAAAAATTGGTTACCTGATTCATGGATTATTGAATCTAGAATGGGGGCTGAAGAATTGAGTGTATATACTGTCGGTCCTAATTCCATGAAAGACTATTTAGATACTGCATTAAATTATAATTCTGAAGATATAGATAGAGTGCCTTGCACCGCTAAGAGTACAGGATATTGTTCTATAATAGCAGGGGGCTATATGGTAAGGGAATTTAAAAATATCCTTGCCAAAAAACTAGACTCTGCATATTATAAAGTAACGAATGTCTACTTATCTTAGCAAGTAAACTTCTGTTAGACCTACTATGGGAATTTAAATACACCGTTTATCCCATAGTAGGTTTTTTTTCGCCTAAAATCCAAATACCTAAATATTCCCAAAATCGGTCCTATAAAGAATAAGGACTAGCCTAAATAATGCTTTCTAATGGCTTCTAATAGCTTCAAATTCCTTGACACTATACATAAAAACGGTCCTTATATTGATCTATCTATATAGTTATAGTCTATAGTCTATAGTCTATAGTTATTGGTTATAGCCTATAAAATATATAGATATAAAATTTATAGTGTAAAAATTATAGGGTAAAATTTATAGTGTAAAGTTTATATGAGTAAAATTTACAGGATAGCTTGAATTGTAAAATTTACATTATTGTGGGTTTTTTGAGCGGATTGTAAAAAATACATGGTTGCACAAATTGTGTTGCACAAAAAAAAATTGTAGTGTAAAGTCCGCTCAATTCGATGCAATAATGCAAAGAAAAAAACGGAGTATTTTATGAGCAAAGTTCAAGGGTTTAGTGAAGTTCAAATGCAACAGATGGCACAAATGGTTGCAATGACCATTAGTCAAGTAATGCCACAAAAAAAACAACCAATGGCACAAAAATTGACTAGTGGTAATTTAATTGGTTGTAGTGTAGTTGAGTCTTATTGTTTTGTGGTGAGTAAATCAAGTACAATCAAAGGGTATAAGTCTTATACCATCTTTACAGGTAGTGGAGATAGATTGTATTTAACTCACCGAGATGTTTTAGAACAGGGTGATAAAATGGCATTTACATTGGTAAACGGAAAAGAATATAGAATTTACAGTAATACCCACAAAGGATATTACAAAGTTCTATCAGCATTGGATATTAAAAACAATTGGAATACAAAACATGAGGACTTAACACAATTGGTAAATAACCAATAATTAAATTAAATTAAAATCCCCTCAAATAATTGAGGGGATATTTTTAAACGGGGGATATATGAATTTATTTGAAGTGGTTTTTAAATTTTGTACTAGTATTGTTTTATTGAGTTTATTAAGTGTTTTATTTTTAACAGGTTGTGGCCATAAAAATAATGCTGATTTAATTGATTTAAATCAAGAGGCCGATTTATGGGTATCACCTAAGGCAGTTATTGAGATTGATACTTGTGATAGTTTACAAGGTCAACTTATATGCAATTGCATTGATAGAATTGCATATAAACATTGTGGTAGTTTGATGGTTGAACAAAACAATAAATACCCTAGTTGTATTGCACAATTCCTAGAATCTGCATATAACCGATATTGTACAATCTCAAAATACAATGCATATAGTGATATAACACCGATACAATACTATCAATATCAGCGATAGTGTAAAGTTTACACAATGGGTTGACTTAATTTAATCCATTGTGTAAACTGTTTTTAATTTAATAACCGATTGACTTATACAGTCAATCATAAACGGGGGATTTTATGTTTTATGTAAAGAGATTTATTTTTGTTATTGGTTGCATTGTTTTATTTTTAATTGGACTTTACTTTACAATGCCTAGTATTGGATTTAATACTGGAATTAAATTCTATATATCGGGGGAATGTAAAGAACATGAGCCAAACGATGATATATATTATTGTACTGGATTGAATATTCACCACTATTTACTTGAGGGATATATCAAATGAAAATAACAAAAATAACAATATCCACTAGGGTAACACCTCAGCAAAGGGAATTGATAGCATTGTTAGGGAATGGTAGCATGAGCAAAGGTATTCAGATATTACTCAAAGGTCAAACTGTTAAAGATATTAAATTAAAGAGAATTAAAGAATTAAGAGAAGCGTTGACCAAACTAGAATCAGAGTTATAATGTAAAGTCTTTACATTATATCAATACAATATCAGGGTATTATAGTATAATACCCTTGATATATCTATCTATAATCACAAAATAATCTCCTATCTATATATCATGATTTTATGTTCTATCTAAGAGGGTAGTCCCCCCAAGTACATTTAACGCATTTGGGGATCGGACCCTTCTTACCCAGAGAATAGATATAGAAATACTTGAGTAATTTTGTTTATTCGAGGGCTTCTATTGTATTATCGCTCGGAGTGAGGTATTTCTACTTTATGCCAAGGAGAATTATGATTAATAAAGTTTATCTAGTAGATGGTCATTACGTTGATGCAAAGAAGTATGATGATGAAATGAGGGAATGCGGAGTCCCTAAGAAGGTAATTCCCGAAATAATCAACAATGAAGAAACTATAGAGGGTAAAGCTTTACAGCAAATCCATGAAATGGGGCTAAAGGATTTACGCAAGTTCGCTACCGAGAAGGGCATTAAATACTCAAATCGGGCCACTAGAGATCAAATGATAACTAAATTGCAAAATCACATCGAAGAAGCTAGCCTCTAGGCTATGTATGGCAAAAACGCTCCCCACAATAAAACAGTCTACTCCACTGGCTACATCCCCAGACAATGGCAAAGAGAAACCCATTCCGAACTTACCCGACATAATGTCCTCGTATTCCATAGAAGGGGAGGTAAATCTGTATTTGGGGTTAATGAGATTCTTGACCAAGCATGGAGATTTGATAAGAAAGACCGCCTTACCGGACTACCATTAGCCAATCCACAATATGCCTTTATCGCCACCACTGTAGGACAAGTGGAGAAAATAGCCTGGAACTACTTTAAGCATTATTTAAAGGACATTCCTTATGTGGAGTTCAATGAAGCCAAGCTTAGGATAACTTTCCCTCATAGACATGGCAAATGTACGATATTCTTATTGGGAGGCGAGAACTATGACTCTATACGAGGCATCTATCTTGACGGATATGTTCTTGATGAATTTGCTGATATGCACCCTGATGTTAGGGATAAGGTGCTATTACCTACTCTTTCGGACAGACTTGGGTGGGAGCTCATCATCGGAACGCCTAAAGGGGATAATGCTTTCAAGCGAATCTACGACTTTGGAAGAGGACACCCAGGATGGTTCACTAAGTTAATGACGGTACAAGATACCGACCTGATAGAAAAGACTGAACAGGAGGACCTTAAAGCCTCAATGACTGAAGAAGCCTGGCTCCAAGAGTATATGTGCGACTTCAATGCCGCCCCTTCTAATAAGTACTACCAGAAATATATGATGGAGCTTAAGGAGAAGAAGCAGATAGCGGAAGTCCCCCATGAAACCAATGCTAGAGTTATGACTTTCTGGGATTTGGGCTTCTCTGATTCCTGTGCCATCTGGTTTATCCAGGAGGTGGGAAGGGAGATTAGAGTTATAAACTATATGGAGAACCACGGATTGGGGCTGGACCACTATGTTCCAGAGATTTTAAAACTCTCCACTTCCCATGGTTATGTCTATGGCAACCACTACATCCCCCACGATGGAGGCTCGGCTGAAATAAGTACTGGCAGAACCCGAAAAGAATTTATGGAAAATATGGGATTAGGGTCTATAATAGTATTACCGAAACCCAAAACGGTAGCGGATGGGATTCATGCGGTAAGAACGCTATTACCTCGTTGCTTCTTTGATGCTAATAATTGTAAGATGGGGGTGGAAGCCTTGATGAGTTATGAGAGGAAATATGATCCAAAGCTTAAAGTTTATTCTGAGCATCCTCTACATAATTGGGCTTCTCATGGGGCAGATGCTTTTAGAATTTTTGGAGAAGCTTATGAACCTGGTATGGGGGGAAACATCCCAGAAGCGATACTTAATATGAAGGATGAGTCGGATCACAGCTATGATCCGTTTAAATTTTAGGAGGACTGGCATGAAGTACTTATTATCTTTTTTAAGATTTTTTAAATCCCATGTCTTGGGGAATAATGATGGTATTTTTGGAATAAAGTTTAAGAGTAAGTCATTAGGGATTGGTCAGAAACCTGCTCCACCACCCCCACCACCAAGACAATATGGACAGGAATATACCAACACCCAAGGTGAGTCAGGATATGGTGAGGACATAGAAGCCAAATATGGAAAAGGCTTTGCCGAGGATTTGTTATCCAGGCAACAAGCTGGAGAGAAATATATCACCAATCAGGGAACCAATGTTGTATCAGCAGCCCCTGGTAGCAAGGGAGCATGGGATGTTGAAAGAGCCGCTAACACCATCAGGGCCCGAAGAGACGTTGTCGCTTCAACCAGTAGAATGCAAGCTGGTGGAGGTAAGAACATGGGTTGGATGGGACAATACGCTAAGTCCTCGCCCTTTGGTGGATTGTTCGGATAATGGCAACAAAGACACCAGACCCGAACTTTTCCCGAGATCCTCTAGCTGAATACATAGTAAAGAGGTACGCCACCATGAAGGGCTCCCGAGTTAATTGGGAATCTTTATGGGAACAGATATCCAGATATATAGTCCCCAATAAGGACGACATATGGGATAACGCCACTCCAGGAGAGGATAAAACTGAACACCTCTACGACTCATCCGCCAAGAGGTATTGTAACGAACTCTCCAATGCCCTACACTCAATGCTCACCAACCCAACCACTAGATGGTTTGAACTATCCACTGGGATTAGGGATATAGATACATTATCCAGTGTTAGGAAATGGAATCAAGAAATAGTATCCATAATGTTGCGAGTATTAGGAAACTCAAACTTTCAAGAAGAAATCCTAGAAGTATATCAGGACTTAGGATCATTTGGGACTGCTCCTTTCAGGATTGAAGAGGACCCGATAGACGTTATCAGGTGCCAGGCTCGACCCATTTATAAATGTTATATTGATGAAAATGCAAGAGGCAAGATAGATTTTATTATCAGAAAATATAAGTTCTCTGTGAGAGCTATAGTACAGCAATTCGGAGGGGAAGTATTAAATAGGGAGATGGCGGATAAGCTTAAGAACGATCCTTCATTTGAATATGAAATACTTCATGCCGTAGGTCCGATAGAGGATCTAGCGGTTGCTGAGATACTGCCAAAGGGTTTAAAGCACCCTTATTTTTCCGCCCATGTTTTAACAAATTTTCCTAGACTATTAAATGACCCCAGGAAGGGGTTCCATGAGTTTCCGTATGCGGTACCTCGTTGGTCTAAATTGGCAGGGGAGATTTATGGCCGGAGTCCAGGGATGGACGTGTTGCCGGATATCCGTACTATTAATGCCATGAAAAAGGTGATCTTGCAAGGGGCCCAGTTAGCAATAGCTCCACCCTTGCAGATCGCTGATAACTCTATGTTACGACCACTCAAATTTAAGCCGTTTGGCATAAATTACAGAAGGCCTGGTTCGGATAAGATAGAACCAATAGCCACTGGAGCCCGACCAGACTTGGGCTATGAGCTTCTGGATAAAATTGGACTGGCTATCCATGACGGCTATTACATCAATGCCTTAAAAACGGTCCAACAAGATCGTATGACCGCCACTGAAGTAATCCAAAGAAGGGATGAGCAGTTAAGGGCATTGGGTGGAATCCTGGGTAGACTTCAAAATGAATTATTATCCCCTGTTATAAACAGGGTGTTTGGTATTTGTTTCAGGGCTGGAATGTTTCCTCCTACCCCTAAAGAGATAGAGGCGGCAGGAGGGGCGGTGTTGATTAAATACACTTCCACCTTAGCCAGAGCCCAGATAACCGGAGAGCAGGAAGGCTTCCAAAGAGCCCTCTCGCAAGTGCTTCCTATCGTACAGAGTCAGCCCGATATCATGGATAACATAGATGGGGACGCTATCTTGAGACTATCCTTTGATGCCTTTGGGGTTGACGAGAGATATTTAAAATCAGAAGATGCTGTAGCAGAGATAAGGCAACAGAAAGCAGAGCAGATGGCTCAACAGCAAGATGCTCAGATGGCTGCGGAACAAACCCAAGCCGCTTCCAATATCGCTCCTCTGGTAACTGCCGTAAATAAAGGGCAACAGATGTGATGAATCACGAAGAAGACGACCAAATAACAACTATAAAGTTATTTAAGAAAGTTTTTGAAAATAAAGATGGAGAGGCAGTACTAGAACAATTGATGGGTAATTGCCATGTACTAGACGGAACCTTCTCCGAAGATCCTTACAAAATGTATTACAATGAAGGCCGGAGAAGCGTGATATTTGAAATACTGACTATGATAAATACCGATGTAATAAAATATCGAAAAATGCTTGAAAGTATGGCAAACCCCGAGGAATAATATGTCTGAAACAGCAACTGGAACAACGGATGGAAGTACTAATACTGATACTCATAATGCTCCTGGCGTGGGCGGTAGTGGTACTACTGAAGGAACACAATCCACTGGTTTACTGGGTAATACTGGTACTGTACACCCTAGTGCTCCTCCAAGTCCTGCTTCTGCACCACCGAAAAAAATCGACAACGTATTTGGAGGAGCAGATGTTCAATGGCCAGAAGGAACCCCAGATGAGATCAAAACCGAACTCTCCCTAAAACCCTATATCGGTCCTGATGGCAAAGTTAATGTAGGAAATGCCCTTAAATCTTTGGTCCACAGTCAAAAGACTATGGGTAAGGATAGGATAGTAATGCCTCACCAGGACTCTACCGAGTCTGAGTGGGTAGATTTCCATACCAAGGTCTTTGGATATGATACCGATTTCGATGCCTACACCCAAAAGATAGAATATGACCCAGAGAAGTCTCCACTAGAAGATGCCTTTGTGGAGAAATTGGTGAAACACGCCCATGAACAGAAATATCCTCCTGCCTTAGTACAAGATATGCTTACCCATATGTCTGAAGCAGTAGCTGAAAACATGAAAAATGAGGAGCAAGAGCTAGCCAGGAACAAGGATTTGGCTATAACCTCCCTACAAAAAGAATGGGGAGCGGCTTTTAAGCAAAGATTAGAGATGGCGAGGACGGTAATAGACAAATTTGCCCCTCCCGAGTTCATAGAATACTTAAATAACTCTCCCATCAAAAATGATGTAAACTTAACTAAGTTCTTATCTAACCTGGGGGCTACTATTTTCGGAGAAGATACATTTCAAGGGAAAGATAGCTCTGGAATGACCTATATGACTCCACACGAGGCTGAATTGGAGATAAATACCATATTCGGGGACCAAAAACACCCCTATCACGATAGGAATCATCCAAATCACCAAAAAGCCACTGAGTTTATGACTAAATTATTTGCAATGAGGGGTAGAATCACCCCTGAACCAAAGGAATAAGCATGAAATTGATATTGGTTTCTTTATTATTGGTTTTATCTTGTGGACAGCCTGGAAGTCAGACTCAAAGTCAGAGTCAAACTCCAGATGGACCCACTGTAGTGGTTAATCGGGGGTATCCCAATCGACATCCTGGACCCTCCAGAGGACATTCCCGTCCAAGAGGCGGAGGACACGGCTCCCCAGGACACGGAGGAGGCGGACATGGTGGTCATCATCTTATGGGGGCTGTGGACGACAGCGTGTGTGCTGCTTTTGACGGGCAAGCCTACTACGACTGTGTAGAAGGTTTCCGTAAATAATATTTGACAGTAAACTTTGCCGTTGTATAATTTGAATAAATACGGATAGGACAATCTTAACCGATCCACAAAAATATTCGTATTAGAGTGATCCACGCTGTGGACAATCTCTCGAAGAACAATAAGTAAAAACTAATTGCAATAAGAGAGGTTAATATGTCATTTCAAGTAACAACAGCGATGGTCGACCAGTTCTCGGCCAACGTATATTTCCTAGCACAACAAAAGATGTCTCGTTTACGACCGTATATGAGACAAGAAATGCAACACGCTGAGACCGCCTATTACGAAAGAATTGGAGTAAGAGATCCAAGGCGTAAAGAAGGTCGGCATTCAGACGTGCTTTATGTAGATACCCCACACTCTAGACGAGCCAATACAATGTCAGACTTCTATGACGCTGATATGGTGGATCAAGAGGACAAACTCCGAGTCATTATGAACCTAGAAAGTTCATATGCCCAAGCTATGGGTATGGGCTTCGGTAGACAAATAGACAGGGAAATCATAGCAGCCGCCTTAGGTAGTGCCAGAGGTGGTAAGAAAGGGGATGTAATAATTCCTCTTCCCAATACCCAAAAAATAGCTTCTGTTGCTTCAACAGCCGCATTGGATACTGCTGGAACAGGGAATGCCCTGACACTTAAAGGGCTTCGTAAAGTGAAGCTAAAAATGAAACAAGCAGAAGCGGTAGACGATTATCAGCCGATAATCTATGTCTGTACTGCAAAACAGATAGACGACTTGTTAGCTACTACTGAGGTTACTAGTGCTGATTACAATACCGTTAAAGCCTTAGTACAAGGGGAAGTTGATACCTTCATGGGCTTTAAGTTTGTAAGAACAGAACTACTTCCTTTTGAAGCCGCAGCAGTTGTCTATAACAAGGATACTGGGGTAGTAACTGGAACCACCGCTACAGGTGCAGACGGTACCATACCAGCAGGAGCAGGAAGAAGGACTTTTGCGTTTACCGCAAATGAAGCAATCATATGTGCCCTTCCAAGATTATTTAACGGGAAAATAACCGAAATTCCTACTAAACATTATGCCTATCAAGTCTATGGTGCTTGCACTGTAGGTTGTACTAGAATGGATGAAGTGAAAGTAGTAGAATTAATTTGTAAGGAGACATAAAGATGGCCAATAAATATGGTGAAAACTACGCAGCAGTATATCAGTCCTATCCAACACAGATGGCTAAAAAAGGCGAAATCGCTGGAAAAGTCCATTGTATGATAGACAGATATACTATGGGAACAGAGTCGATAGGTGATGTAATTTTTGTTGGAGGGAAACTTCCACCAAATTGTACCATTTTATCCGCCTCCATGAAAACTTCAGCCCCTATTGGGACAGGAGTAACCTTGGCACTAAGGCTTGCAGCCACCAGGTTAGAAGCCACTTCAGAGGCAAGTCCTGGAGCACTTATAGCGGAAGGGACTACTTCAGATCTTCTTCCTGCTAAAGCTTGGGATGCGGCTGGAACTAACTTCAATTCAACCGGAATATTGGCAGTAGGGGTAGCATCTCCTATGATAATGAAAAGGTTGGGGAAGCCTGATAACGATACAGGAACAGACATTAAAGTTATTACGGCAGGAGGAGCTAATGCTACTGTTGCCGTTCTAGAAGTCTGTATACTGTATGTGTCAGACTAAAAGTTAGAGGGGGTATGTTCCCTCTTTAGGAGGGTAATGTGCTTGGACTTTCTTCTATACAGATCATTAATTCCGCTCTAGTCCGATTAGGGGTAGAGCGGATTTCATCTATTGACGATGAGGCTAAACGTGCCAAAATAATGAAAACCATGTACGATGTTTGCAGGAGAAGAGTCCTGGAAGATCATCAATGGGGTTTCTCTTTAAAGCGAGTGGCTCTTTCAGAAGTGTTACCGCCACCTTTGTTCGGCTATGGCCATTACTTTCAACTACCCATCGACTATCTCCGATTAGTGGAGATATATGAGCTTCAAGGAAATATCCCTAATTATATTTACCCGACTTATGGCGAGAAGAAGTTATATGAAATAGAGGGCGATAAGATTGCTACAGATATGGGTGTTGTCAGTATTAACTATGTCTATGATTGCATTGATACGACACTATTTAGCCCGTATTTTACGAAAGCTTTTTATCTGGAACTGGCGGCAGAATGCTGTTTCTCCATTCTACAAAGTATAAGTATTCTAGGGGACATCAGGAAAGAAAAAGAAGAAGTATTAGCTGTGGCCAGAAGTATCGAAGCTTCTCAAGACAGCAGCGATATCTCGGTAGACCCAAATGACTTCGTATTCGTCAGAGGGTCCCGATGAGATACTTTCAGGCTCAGAACAACTTCGGATCAGGGTTTCTTGGAAGGGAAGCGGACTCCAGGACAGAGATAGAACAATTTAAAAACGGTCTGGAGGAAATGACTAATTTCCACTCCAAGAGAACGGGTGGAGCCCAGACCAGACCTGGTTTTAGATTATACCAAAAGATAACTATTCCGGTAAAACACGCCAGTGGGGAAGCCCCAGGACTTAGGGCAATTCCCTATGTGTACAAAGGGGTGGAATATTTATTGGTTATAATATCGGGACAGATAAATGCTTCCCCTTTTTATGTGGCTACCCTGGATGCCTATATTAAAAATAAGATTCAAAATGGGGTATCTATAACGGATACCACGGTATTTAAAAATGTCACCAGTTTGAATGCTGATATCCTATACGAGTTCCCTCAACCCCATTCTAAATTTAATGCTTTTCCTACAGCAGTTCAACCCTCAGTGGATACCTGGAATATATTTATATCTGGAGGGGAAGCTATAATAACTAATTCCAGTAGTGATATAGAGCCATTGGCATTGGTGTTCTACCCTACTACTGCGGTACCTGCTGGGGAGTGGAAAATAACAGAATTTATAAATACCAGATTGCTCTCCACTAAAACCCCAAAGATTCACTATAAAGCCTATTTGTTGGGTTATCCCTATGTAAAAAACAGGGACTCAACCTTAACCATAAAAAATAAGGCAGCCCCTACAGTCGTTGGAGCGGATACTGTTCATACCCTGGAAGCCAATGCGGACGATCTATTTACTATAGATTCCATAGGAACTTTCATCAGGATACTTCCTGCTGGAACTTCCACTGAACTAGGATTTTATATAACAGGGTTCACCCCCAGAGCAGGAGCGGTACCCCCTTATGTTACCGCAGTTAAGATGAGAGGACAGACAGCCACTTGGGTGGAAACCACTCAAGCCTCTTCCATATTTTTTATTTCTGGTTGGAACAAAACTGCTGGCTATCCTAAGCTGGTAAACACTTTCCAGCAGAGATTAATCTTCGCTACTACTAAGGGAAACCCTTCTACCATTTGGTTGAGTAGGACTGGAGATCCTTTTATTTTAACAGTAAATAAATTAACCCAGGATGCAGCCTCTACCACGGATTTATCCCAATTGGGGTACTTTGGAGCTCTCTCCAATGACGATGCTTTCTCTATAGGTATATCCAGTTCTGAAATACAGGAAATAGAGTGGCTTGTATCCCAAACCGTATTACTGGTTGGGACCTCAGTGGGAGAGCATTTAATCAGAGGCACAGGGGACTCAGCTTTTGGAGCTCTAAATCGGGAAGTTGTATTCAACTCCAAACATGGGGGAGCTAGATATAAAGCTATTGTCCAAGATAGAAATATATTATTCGTAGGTAACGATGAAATAGAACTAAAGCAATTATCCTTCAGTGGGGAAGCCCAAGGGTATATAACCAAAGCCATAAGTTTGTTGTCCCAGGAATATGTTACTGATGCTATAAAAAATCCCATAACAGATATTACTTCCAGAGAAAGGGTATTTATAAAAAAGATAGATATCCTGTCAGAAGATTCCTTTGTTCCTATTCTCCTCAGTAATGGGGAACTAATAGGAGCGATATTGGATGAGGCTTATGGGGTAGCTTCCTGGTGTAAATATGTTACCACGGCTAAAAATATAATGGATATTTTTGTCTATCTAAACCCTATGATTAATAAACGGGAATTATGGGTAGTAGATAAATACAGCGATACCCAATACCATGTTCTGATACGGGGGAAGAATACGGACTCCTATGATATAAAACCCATTATCGGGGAATTATGGGAACACCCTTCAGAGCTTAGACAATTAGATTTCGTACTAATAGATCGGGCTGCACAGACTACCGCTACCAATTTCGGTTGGACCATAAGTACCGCCAATTGGGATGCGGTTAATAATGCTTTCAATTGGGCCAATACCCCAAATTTCCCTCCTATAGTTCCCCTACAAAGAGTTCAGTTATCCACCTCTGCTCCCTGGGGGGCTTACCCTACAGGAACCCAGTTCTGGGCAATATACTATTCTAAAACCCAGGTGAGGTTCGCTACCTCTTTAGCCAATGCCATAGCTGGAACTTGGGTAACTCTCCCTGCTCCAGGGTCTATAGGATGGCTACTCTCCAAGGGGATCAATGCCATCCAAAACAGATTTGGACTACCTTCCAGTTTTGGGCAAACCACTGTCTTTGGGGTTAAGGATTACTTAAGTGGATATTATGAAGAAGTGGGGAATTTTGATTGGACCAATGGAGCCATCATACTTCCTGACTACTACGAACAATTGAATTATGGGTATTCCTATAAATGTAGATTAAAGACCCTGAATCTAGAACCCCCAGCTACAGGGGCATTTGGAAACTTACAAATGGTCTTTAAGAGATTTGATAAACTATTATTTAAACTATATAAATCCTACCGAGGGAAGGCTGGAAATACTTTTGAAAATTTATATTCTATGGAGGTTCCAGTACCAGACCCCACTATCTTAAAAATGTATACTGGGGATGTGGTTATGAACTTTGATTCTTCTGCTGGCGAAAAACAACAGGTGTGCATAGAAGTCGATAGTGGGATACCATTTGGTATAACCGGACTATTTGTCCGTGCTGACACGGGAGAATTATAATGGGAGTAGTAATACCTAAACCTCCAACACCTGTCCCTCCTCCAGAAAAGAATAGTTTTTATAAAAATGAAGGGTCCAATGAAAGATCCAATTGGGCTAAAGGGGCTTCGGCTGCTGGAAATACTTTTGAACTTATTGGCAACCTTATGGATGCCCATGCTAAAAAGAAAGATGCTTATAGGCAAGCTGATCTATTAGTAAGGGAAGCCGATGCTGAGATAGCCCAAAGATATGAATACACGGGTAGGATATGGCAAAACATCAGTGATGCCAGAGGACAGACCCATGCCATACAAGGAGCCAATAGAGCGGAAACAGCTAGTGGGGGTGTTTCAGTAAATGATGAAACTTCCTTGGCAGCTATGGATAGTGTTGCTAGAACCCAGGTAACCATGGAACTTAGGGCGGAACATGAGAGGGATTATAACAACTCTCTGTCCAGACAGAAAGAACAAGATTTAAGAAAACAGGCTTCGGATATAAGGGCCAAGGCAAAGAAATCCACAGGGTTCTTAAAAACTGCTTTGGCTATAGGTGGGACCGCATCTAACATAGCAATGAGTATATTGTAGAGGAAATATGGGAAAGATAAATATTCCAGGACCTATAAGAGCGGCAAATGAGAATGTCAGAAAAGCGGACATTCAAGATGCCAGCAGCCCCATTCTGCTAGGATTTGATAGGGATTTAGCAGCAAGTGTAGGTAACTTTGGCAAGAAGTTGTCCGACTACGGTGAAAAGATGTTGGACGTAGAAAACAAATCATGGGCATTAAACGCCACTAGTTTCTCCCGACTTAAAAGAGATGAAAAATACGAACAAAAAATAAAACAAGCTGACCCGTTCACCTTCAAGATGAAGAATGGGAAAACCTTTACCCAGGATATGCAAGCAGATAATGAGAAGTTCGATTCGGATATGCAAAAGAGTGCCCCTAGTGCTGCTGCCTATAGAATGTGGCAAGCGGAGGACAGGACCCATGTTATATCCAAACATGAAGAAGGTAGAAGAACCTTGATGGACAATAGGTTCAAACAGATAAATGCTGATTTAACCAAACAAGACGATTACGCCTCTTTGAAAATATTACAGAACAATATTGAAGATAGTAAAATATCTGATCTAGACCTAACCATGGAAAGAATAAAATACAACCAATCCACCGCCTATGGGTTTAAAGATGCTGTTGGTAAAGATGAAACCATGAACAAGATTAGAGGCACCCAATTGGGACTATCTAAAATATATTTCGATAAGAATCTGGCACAGAAAAACTTCTCGGGAGTGGCTGCTGGACTTGGGCTCTTTGACTCCAAACATGAAAAGATGATGTTGGCCTCGGTACAGGCTGCTTTGGGGCCAGACATGGAAGGAAAGACTCTTTCGGTGGAGACTTCTAAGATAAAGTTGAAGGGGCAACCTACCAAGAATTTAGCACACATTGTGGCCACGGATAAAGACGGGAAAAAATATCAATTCGACTTCAATACCGCCCGACTATCCGCCTACGATAAGACCAAAGGGATAGATGTTCCAGCACAACACTTAGGAGATTATCTGGACGCAGATACTCAGGCTAGGGTTTATACTTCCCTAATGGCAGAAATGACCGCTAAGAATAAACAAAAACAAAACGATTTCTCCAGGCTAGTGGATGATAGAAATTCTTCCATGTTGGATATGGGCACTACTGGAGTAGATATAGCGGACCCGTCCGTAAAAGCTCAAGGGGTGTTTCTAAAATCAGAAATAGCAAATAGTGATTTAGAGCCTTTTGAAAAAGATAGACTGCTTATAGAAGCCCATGCAGGAGAAGCTGCTGCTCAAATAGTAAGGGCAATCCCTTGGGATTCTGATGAAACCTATGCCAAGAGGATAGAAGGTATAAAAACTAATGGGGTTCAGATGATGATAGACAGTGGGCTTATAACCCCTGAAACCCAGAAGCTATATCCCTATAGAGGGGAGGGAGCCGTACAAGCCTTAATAGCCAAGGTAGATGCCGTTCATAAAGCGAATATGGTCCAGCTTAAAGAAGATGGTGGAGCCTATATCCAAAATAGGGATAAGACCTATGACCAAGCAGTAAAAGACTATACCTCCATGATGGGGGATAGCAGTATCCCTCCCGATGTTAAATCCAAGAGAGCTATGGACATTAGGAACATAGCCAATAACAGATATGACAGTCTTGGAGTTCCTGCGGTAGATAGAAGAACTCTCCCCAAATCAGTAATTAAAACTATTATGAGAGATGCCTCTGCATCCTTTGATGCCAACCAAAATCCCACTATAGCGGATTTCCAGACAGCCTATAATAATATAAGAGGATTATCGGTAGTCCTTCCTCCAGCAGAATTTTCTAAAATGCTCCAGGATTATGGAGGATCTTCCGCCACTGATCCGACATATCTGGTGGCTGTAGGGATAGACGACCCTGTAGTGGCGGTATCGGTAATGTCCTCAGTGTTGGAAAACAACACCTATAGAAAAACCATGGACCCTATTCAAAAGGAATTAAGATCGGGTATAGAAAAAAAGTTTTATGATAACCCATTACTACAACAAAATATCCAAAAACAAATAGGGGATATGCAGACAAAAAATCCAGGAATGGCTGGGGCTTATATGAATGCCATAATGGACAGAGCTACTAGCTTGGTTAGAAATGGGGCGGATAAACAAGTAGCCATTCAAAGAGCCACTGAAGAGGTCTTTGGGAAAGCTCACTTGGAGAGTTACTCCGGTCCTTCCTCTACCGCTAAAATACTTATTCCAGAAAAGTATATGCAACAATATAACCTAGACAAAGGGAAGATTGGTACCGCTTCTCAAATGACCCAAGACCCAGAGTTCATCTTACAAAATGGAGATGTCAAAGGGACTTTTAAATTTTTTGATGAGGCTGCTGAAGGGTATCTTAGATCCTCTTTAGCTCCCAAAAATCAAACCCCTTTGAACAAAGAATTATTGTCTTTAAAAATGGTCCTGAGAACATTTAATCCTGATAGAGGCTCTGCTGCTGTTGGGGGGATAATAGATGGAATGATACAAGAACACGCTACCACTTTATTTGACCATCCACCTACTGCTGCTGAACTCAAACAAGTTAAAACCAACATTATGGGATTAATGGGTATGGCTCCTATTTTTAGCAATCAGAGAATGGACTATAAGACAGGAAATATTCCCTACCATGAAATGCAAGCGGTAATGACCGAAGTAGCTTCAGGGGCAGGGGTTAGAGTATTTACCAAATTCCAAGAACATGATGGAACTTTTTATCCTGTAATGAGGGATACTCTAGGAAGAGAGTCTAGGATAAATTCCAAGAAAGGAACTAATTACACCTATTCATCCTCCCAATATAGGGGAGCAGACCCCAATACAGCTTTAAACCAAGGGTTCATAGGCATATCCCCTAAACAACTAGAAGATATGAAAACCCCTATGTACAAAGATATGTGGTATGGGCTTAAATCCATAATAACCAGAGATCAACCTAACCCCACTATGAATAGGACTGATTAATGGCATTACCTATAAACCCATTCAGCCCCGAAGCCCTTCACCAGGAAATGGGGAATAGGGCGGCTCAGACTTATGCGGCTCAAGCATTTGCTCCTACTACTCCAGGGTTTACCATGTTTACTTCCGCCTATAAGCAAACAGAAAACTTAACCACTTCAGCAGCTAGTTGGTTGCCTAAAGTGGGTAAAGATAAATCCCCTCAACTTACTGCTGAAGAAGCTGCCCTACAATTCAATATAAAAGTGGATCGTCCGGTAACCCTTAATGAAGCTGAATATTTATCCCTACAACAGCATAGTAAAAATGCCATGGATGAAACTCTAGCCAGAGTGGATAGTAGTGCTTTTGGAACTAGTCTATATCCATTGCTAGGGAGTTTAGCTAAAGGTGCTCTAGATCCCTTGGGTGGGATTTTATCTATGGCTTCTGGGGGGTTACTAGGAACAGTTCCTGCTTTAGCAGAGAGAGCCCTCTTAACCACCTTACTCTCCAACATAGGAGAGAATACAGTCCAGGAGATAGCGGCAATCCATAAGAGAAAGCAAGTATTTGGAGAAGAGACTCCAACTATAGACTCCATACAAAACATAGCCATATCCACCGCAGCCGGAACTTCTATCCACTTCCTTTTATCTAAGCTGGGATCTAAAGCCAAAGCTTACCTAAAATCTACGGATGCAGAGAAGGCAGCAGGAGTGGAAACGGTCCTTACACAACATAATGAAGGCAAAACAATAGACCCCCTACAAGCAGTTAATGAGTCTGAAAGGACTAAATGGCTTCATAGGGAGAAGCCTATAGGGGCTCCTGATAGGGTTCCAGTCCAAGGAGAGGTAGTGGATTTCGCTTCCTTGAAAACCAATCACCCTACCCTATATGCAGTAAAAGAATCCCCCACTGGTAATCTTTCCAATCACAACCATAGGGTACTGGATAGTGCTTATGGTGAAGGAATAACCGTTACAGCCCATGACCATGTGGCAAAGAACACCGCTAGAAATACCATTAACCCTAGTGAGGGAGCGGTAGTAAAAGTTAATATGCCTGGATCGGCCAGAGTCTTAAATATAGAAGCTCCAGTTAAAACCTATAAGAGTAAGCTAGTAGCCTTTGTTAAAGCTGCTCATGGATCAGGGGAACTTAACTCTGATAATGCCGCTTACATATTAGATAGGCTGAAGGATAGGGCTGACCCTGCTACCTATAGAGAAATTTTAGAAATACTGGCTGCCAGAGATGGTAGCGAGGGAAGTGAGTTAGTTGAAAAACTAAATGCGGTAATGAGGAAGGAAGGAATAAAGGCTTATAGTTATGAGGGAGGAAGAGAGGAGATAGGTAAGAAGGCTTCCAATGAAACCTACCACCAAGCCCTTCATATCATAGACGATAAGAACATAATGGTGTCTGACCCTATGGATATATCCACCCACCCTAATGCCAGGATAGATGAAACTCTTCCCAACACCAAGAACCCTAAGAAAGTAATAACCCATATGCAGGACCCTGCTACTGATGCCAAACCCTTTAATCCTGAAAAACATACCCAGGCAATGGTGGATAGGGCGGATAAGTTGAAAGTAGAAGATGATCCCAAGATAGCTGCTGAGAGTAGTAAGAAAGAATTAACCAGAATAGAAACCGAGGAGATAAAAGGTGAATTTGAACAAATGGACGACTTCGCTAAAAGGATGGAAGCAGATAAAACGCTATTGGATAAAGTTCCTCCAGAACAGAAAGCCTTGTACACTGAAAGGCTGAAAGAGGGACAGAAGATAAAAGAGACATTAGCCTATGTTAAATCCAAGATGCCCAAGGATTTACAAGGGTTCTTTGATTGTTTAATAGGGGGATAAGTGACTGAGTGTAGATTAAATTTCCCTGAACTTAGTGAAGAAGCCATGGCTAAATTGGAAGGGCTCCATAAGAAGTATGCCAAGAGAATGATTTCTCCTGACGAGATAATGTCAGAGATGGCTGGGCTGGAACACGCTGAGGTCCTTAAGGCTTTAAACGAATCCAAGAACTATGTGGTTCGTGGTGAGAATCTTGCCAGGGTAATGAACAATGATTATCGGGTAGGGTTTGATTCCTTCTGGTCTGAGAAAGGCTGGAAAGAAAGTAAGAAGTTTGATCCAGTGGAAGGGATAAAGAACCTATTTGATTACACCACCAACAATGTAAAAGACAAATATAATACCATCGACAATGCTATAAGGGCTCATGCCCAAGCCATGTACCATAGTTTCAGCAGAGCCTTTGAAGGTAAATTGGGTCTACTTAAACGGGCTGAAGATGGGAGATACGACCTGGATGTCTATGAACATATATATGACAATAAGGAACTTACTGGAGAGGCTCTAGCTTATGCTGAAGCCATAAAGAAAAGTAATGCCGTACAATTTGAAGTTAAACAACAAGCCCTAATGCACGTCCAGGCTTTGAAGAAATATGTAAGAACTACAGTCCATGATTTTGAAAAGATATTAGCGGTGCCTAAAGAAGAATGGGTAGCTCATATAAAAGAAGCGGTAGATTGGGAGAGATCCTTCAATACCACTGACGATACTATAGTTACCGAGTTCCTGGGAGACACCTACGATAGAATAGAGAAAGGGGATAAACAGGCTATGAATGGTCTTTCCCTGGGCTCTGGTGAAAGGGTTTATCACTTCAAGACTGGGAAAGATGCCTACGACTACAATATGAAATTTGGGGATGCCCAAACCTTATATCTATCCCAGCTAAATTCCATAGACAGACTGGCTAAGAAGGCTGGACTGATAAAGATATTTGGCAACAAACCAGAAGAGAATCTGGAAACTTTATTTAAAGATATGCATTCCTTGGGGCAAGTCATTCCTGCTGGAGATAAACATGAGATCCGTGGCCTTATGAATTATTTCATGGGGAATGGTGAAACTCCAGGGTATAGGGAATCCTCAGCATCTACTTGGAAGAGAAGGGTAAATAATTACATGGCTCTAGCCCAGTTAGGTAAGGCTTCACTATCTATCGTTCTTGATTGGCCTTCAATGGCCATGAAGATTCACAATATAAATGGTGGCAGTTTTATAGGGTCCATGGTGGATCTGATGGGTTCCTTTATAAAAAACTCCTCTCCTGAAGATGTAGCCAAACTTGGGGTGATGATGGAATCAGAACAAATGATGATTCGTAATCGTCTACTCATGGAAGGTAAACAGGGGATGTCGGACAGGATGGTAGGGGTATTAGCTAAGACCACCGGACTGGATTATATGATAGGTAGATCCAAAAGAGCAGGGATGTCGGCAGTAAGGCATGAACTAGCTACCTTTGTAGATACTATAATGAAAGGTAAGTCCTTAAATAATTTCCAACAGAATTTTTTAAAAGCCAGTGGTCTTTCCGAAGCTGAATGGAGACAGGTAGCAGGGATTATGGATAAGGGTGGGAAGGTAGACTTCATGCCTGGAGGCAGGGACTTCAATCTATTCCTTGTGGACAATGCTATCCGAGATGCTGAGACAGCAGCAGAGAAAGTAGCTCTCACTAAGTTGAGGCAGAAACTAGGATTAACCGTGGCGGAGTATTCTAAGGCTTCTCCTATGGCTACCCCTAGGACTAGAGCAGCCTGGCAGATGCTAGACAACTCCACTAAGGTAGGAACCGCAGCAGAATTTTTCCTAAAATATAAAGGACCAGTAGCCCAGATATGGGTAGGTGCCAAAGAGTCCTTAAGATCTTCCAATCTAGAGGGGAGGCTATTTGCCAACGAATCTCTAAAGCATTTAGCTAAACTATCTGGGTCCATGATGATTGTAGGTGCTGGAACCCAAATGCTTAAAGATGCCACAAGGATTCCTTCCATAATGATGGAGACTCCTCAGGGTGAAAAACTGGCGGATAGGTACGATTATACCAATGATAAATTTGCCACTAATATGGGATTATTAGCCATAGATTCTTTGACCTCTTCTGGTATCCTTGGGGTACCAGGAGATATTATAGGAGGGGGAGCACTCTCCAATAGAACCTTATCGGAGAGATTTGGTGGGGCTGCTATAGGTGAAGTGTCCTCTGGGGTAGAAACGGTTAAAGGGCTTCTAGCGGATGCCATGACGGTGGCCTCAGAACAAAGTTTTAGTGGAGTGAAGATAGAAAAATATGTAGGGCAAGGAAGGAGGATGATGCCGTTTAATAATGCTTTCTATGTTCAATCCTTTTATGATTATTTGCAAATGCAATTAACTGAAGCTGCGAAGGGGATGTAAATGACCATATCTAACAGAACGGTAACTCAGACCCAAGTAGCTGATGGGGTAGCCAAGGTTTTCCAATATACAATTCAATTCCTTCAAGGTGACGGACAATCAATAATTCAAGTATTCAAAGACGATGTATTACAAACCTCTGGCTATAGTATTATAGAAGGGACGAAAAACGATGGTATAGTTCAGGGGTTCTCGGTTTCCTTTATAACCGCCCCTGCTAATTTAGTTAAAGTAAAAGTATACAGAAGAAGTGATTTCTACCAAGATGCGGATTTAAGCAACACCACTACCTATGATGGACTCCCTATAGAGAATGCTTTGGATAAGCTGACTCTGGAAGTTCAAGAGGTGTCTCAGGATATAACTTCCTTCATTGAATCCTATCCACCCCTACCTACTATAAAAGCCAATCAATATGCCATTGGAAATAATGCTGGGACAGCTTGGATAACAGGCACCGCTCCCATGATGTACAAGGATGGGAATACCTATTATCCAGACGATGTTGTCGTTAAAGAAAGAGTTCTTTGGCTATGTTTCGGAAGAGCATCTGGAGAAAATAGGGTAGCTTTCATATCTACCTATAATTCATTTCAAAATGAAGTTCTTCTAGGAGAGTGGGTTTCAATAGGAGGAGTACAAGGTGTTAAAGGGGATGCAGGACCTCCTGGTCCTACTGGTCCTATGGGACCTGCCAGTACTGATCCAGGTCCTACGGGACCTCAAGGACCTCCTGGTCCTCAAGGTGATCCTGGTCCTACGGGAGCCACCGGAGTAAAAGGTGAGCCAGGGGATATAGGTCCTCCTGGTCCTCCTGGTCCACAAGGTAGTACTGGGGTTCAAGGTCCTGTTGGACCTCCTGGTGCCACTGGGCCACAAGGACCCCTAGGAAACCCTGGACCTCAAGGACCTGCTGGACCTACTGGACCACAAGGACCTCAAGGACCTATAGGAAATACTGGACCTGCCGGACCTACAGGAGCTACAGGTGTTGCCGGACCTCAGGGACCTACAGGAGCTAAAGGGGATATAGGATTAACTGGACCTGCTGGACCTACAGGATCTCAAGGACCCCAAGGTATCCAAGGACCCCCAGGAAAAGGGTCTGAGTATTTCACTACATCCATTGGAAACAATTCCACCGGAAATATCAATGGGGCTATTATGGGAGCCCAAGGTGAGAGCATGGTAACCATTGATGCCTTTTCAGTTAGAAAGGTGGATGGAAGCAGTAGGAACCACTATATAAAATGGGTGGCAGCCCAAGTGGATTACACTACTTGGAAAGTAAATAAAGTACAAACTTCAGGATTTACTGGTGGATCAGACGGCATTACCCTATTAGTAGATCCAGTTACAGGGCAGTTATCTTACCAATCCGACACGATGGCAGGTACCAACTATACAGGTACTATGGAGATGGTAATTTGGAGAACAATATGATTAAGCTAGTTCTATTATTATGGATGATAGCTGCTCAAGCCTACGATACAATAGGTTTCAATGGGGTACTAATCTCCCCGTTAACCCAAAGTGAGAGAAACTCGTTACAATATTTAGATCCAGGGGTAATGATTTGGAACAAAGATTTATCCCAATATGAAAACTGGAATGGGACATCATGGGTTCAGATAGGAAAAGGGGATATAGCCGGACCTCCTGTTTCAGACGTAGACCATGTGGCTTTATATGCCACTTTAGATGGGAAGCTGCTAAAGCAAACCGCTTATTCAGTTCCAGTAAACTCCTGCCTCGCTGGACAGGTTCTAAGATCCGATGGTGTTAACTTTGTCTGTGCTGAGATTGTTCCTAAAGTGGGAGAGAAACAATACTCCAACTTTAGTAATATAACTGCCAATGGATCAGTAAATACTTCAGCCCTTTATTTCTCTATAATGGATAACGGTCCTGGGAATTGTTATATAGTAAACTCCAATACTGCTAATGGAACCAGTTTTACCATTACTGATAATTGTTTAATCACCGTTACTTTAGCTACTCCTTATGACAATACTAATTATGATGCTGGTATAGGAGTAGATCCTACTGCTTTCGATCTAACCACTGATTTTAAAGCCCTCCCTAGAATTCAGAAGATGTGCAGTATATACAATATAAGTATACAAGGAGGATTAGCTGTTTGTACTTTCTCTTATGTCCCTGTTATCGGGCAGACCTTCTATGCTATGGGGAAGAATAATTTAACCCATCCCACTCTAGATACTTCCTATATGTCCATAATAGCCTGGCAATCTGGTTCTCCTGGACCTACAGGAGCCCAGGGTACTCCAGGTATTGCAGGACCCACAGGACCTCAAGGACCTAAAGGAGATACTGGTGCTACGGGTGTGCAAGGAGCCCAAGGTATTCAAGGGATTAAAGGAGATACAGGTTCCACTGGGGCTACTGGAGCCCCAGGTGCTACTGGAGCCCAAGGTGTACAAGGTATAAAAGGGGATAAAGGGGATCAAGGTATTCAAGGTTTACCAGGTTCCACTGGAGCTACAGGTGCCACTGGTGCCCAGGGTATTCCTGGTATCCAAGGTCCTGTTGGAGATACTGGAGCTCCAGGTGCTACGGGTGCTACTGGTGCCCAAGGTATTCAAGGTATCCAAGGACCAATAGGTCCTACAGGACTCACTGGAGCCCAAGGTGTTAAAGGAGATACTGGAGCTACAGGTGCTACAGGAGCCACTGGACCCCAAGGTATTCAAGGACCTGCTGGTACAGGTAATGTGAATGGTCCTGGAACTTCAACTGATAATGCTATTGCCAGATTTGATTTAGCTACTGGAAAAGTAATTCAAAACTCTGGTGTATTAATTGACAATTTAAATAATATGTCAGGGGTTGTTGGGTTAATAGCAGATACAACCACTTTTTCTGTAGATGCTATTAATGACCGAGTTGAAATCGGGGATGCTACAGCAGGAAGCAGAGGTTCTGCTCCTTTACAGATTGTTGGTCGTGGAACTCTAGCAAATGCCCCCTATATAGAATTTACCAATACTTCTTTAGGATACCCTGCTTTATCAATAGGTGCTCAGGTTGCAGGGGCAGGAGAACTTTGTTTTGATTGTTATAGGAACCCAGCAGATGGACTTATCTTTAGTTCGGTTACTTCTGGTAATCAATTTATACTAACTAAAAGTAATAACTCTCTATCTTTTCAGGCCATGAGTGGAACTACTCAAGGTGCTACAGTAGGTTCTCTTTCTAGGATTTTGGATATAAGTACAAGTGGAGTAAGGATAGGTTCTACCTCTCTTTATTACCAACTTCCTTTAAACGATAGAGGAACAACGGGACAGGTTTTAACTACTAATGGGGCTGGTCTTACATCATGGTCTACAGCCTCAGGAGGGGATGTAACAGGACCTGGATCTGCTACAGTGGGCGATATAGCTATGTTCAACAATGCCAATGGAAAGGTACTAGCAGACTCTGGAGTACTAGCTTCAACGGTTGTGGTTAAGGCTGGTACCTTTACTGCCGCTAATAGAGTGGCTCTAGCTGCTGGTGCTAATAGGCTTTTAACTGAAACTTCTTATACTGTTCCAACCACAGACGGAACAGTTGGATACGCCCTTAAGATGGCATCTACAGGAGTAGCTACTTGGCAAGCAGATTCCGTTCAAGGAGCTTTAGATGTTCAAGGTCCAGCAGGTACGGTAGTCTCTGGAAATCTAGCTTCTTTTAATGGTACCACTGGAAAGATAATTCAGGACTCATTAATCCTTGCTGCAAACGTTCCTACCATGTCAGCCAATGGTGGTGCAGGAAACCTGATACAAACTTCTACTGCAAGTAGATTATTGTCGGATGCTGGAATCCCTGTAGCCAACGTAGCTACTATGGGGGCTACCGCTATTACTGGAAACGTGATGAACTCCAATGGATCTAAAACTCTGGTGGATTCTGGTATAGCCGCACTTGCCTTGGTTACCAAGCCTACTAATTTTAGTACGGCTAATAGGGTGGTGGTAGCTGCTGGAGCCAGCAAGGTCTTATCTGAAACGGGATGGACAGTTCCTACTACGGTGGGAAGTAATGGGTTGGTATTAAAATCAGATGGTACCAATGTAACCTTTCAAGCTGATACTGCTGTAATTCCTACCTGTTTAGGTTCTCAGAGAGTTACAGGTAATGGTACTACTTTAAGTTGTGTAGACATGGGGTATATAACCGCAACTCCTTCAACTTCAATAAGCATAGATATGGCAACAAATCATATCTTTGATTATTCTATAACAGGAGCTGCTTCTACCTATACTATCACACTTTCTGGTGGTGTTAATGGACGAATAATTAACATAGTAATTACTACTACCAATGCTCAAACTCTTGCTTGGGCAGGAACCACCTATTGGCCTGGAGGAACTAAGATAACAACGACAAAAGCAGGTTCTACTGTTGTTTTCACAGTATTATATAGTGGAGGAAAATATCTAATCACTGGCGTGGAGGATTTAAAATAAGAACTATCTTAACATTCTTCTTATTCTCTTGGTTTCTATTGGTAGGGATGTTCCCCATTCCATTTGCTTTTTTAAAATCAGCAGGACCGCCAGCCACCATTTATTATATAGAGAGCCCCCAACCAGCTAACCAGCAATTTGGTAACAGACCTAGACTTTCTGGGGATGGATTATTTCTTATTGTGGGCCATGTTGGGGCAAGTAAAATATTTGTATATAAGAAAACTGCTCCAACTTGGACCTTAATATATACCTATACTCTACCTGGAGCAAGCGGAGCAAGATGCGTAGGAATAAATAGTGATGGAACAAAATTAATAGCTGGTGACGTAGCGGCAGTTCATTATTTTACAAGGAGTGGAGATACCGTAACTAGAGGGGGTCAGGTAAGTTCTGTTGGGGGAACTCCAATTTTTGGTAGTACTTGCGATATGGCATCAAATGGAAGTTTTGTAACTTCAGAAACAGATTATGCTTCTAATACTGGTATATTTTCTTTTTTTACTTGGACTGGAGCCGCCCCTGTTAGGTCTTATGACCGACAAGCAGACGATAAGGTAACATCAGCTAATTTTGGTGCTACTTTAAGCATATCTTATGATGGAACTAAAATAGCTTGTAAGGGTGGCTCTGGAGTAGCTAATAAGATTTATATATTTAAAAATAATATTACGAGTGCAACAACTGAGGGAACTATCTCTCCACCCTCAGGCCAATCTACTTGGCCTACTTCTTTAGATATAGGAACAACAAAAGGAATGGCAGGACATAGTATAAGTTATTCTGCATATCTTTTAAGATATAACGGTAGTTCGTGGAGTATTATAGACACCAAAACGCTTACTTCTGGAGATAACTTTGGAAGGGATGTTGCAATTAGCGGTGATGAAAATAAGGCTTTAGTGGGTTCTTATAGTTATTTTGCAGCTACAAATTCAGGAGGAAGTTCTTTTTCCTATAATATATCTACCAATTTATTAGTGGCTTCTAAAACTTTAGAAGGAACTCATCAGGTAAGCGGTGGTAGATTCGGTTACTTTGTAGATTTAAACTATTTGGGGGATGCTCTAGTTAGTGGATTTCTTGAGGATGAGGGTTTTACCGATTCAGGGTCGCTTTACTTTTTTGATAAGTCATTATTATGAGGTTTGATATGATGAATTTTTTGATTATTTCTTATATGTTGTTCGGATATATCGCAAAAGCCGATACTATCTTACTTGACCCAGTATTCAAACCCCCACAGTTCACAACTGCTGCCAGACCAACTTGCCCCTCTAGCTTCGGATGCTTTGGGTTTAATACAACCTTAAAGAAGTTTGAGTGGAATGATGGGATTTTATGGCAAGCCTTTGGAACTGGATTATTAGAGGAGTGGGTAGCAGGTAAGAACTATGTTATAGGTGAGACTAAAAATACAGGATCAGATAAGAACTGGTTCTTTAAAGTAGTTCAAGACCATACCTCTGTAAATGTACCTGCTGACATGAGGGCAGGTAAATTGTTGGCTATCTCGCCACCTATTATAACTACAGGGGTACAGGACGGTGGAGAAGTTTCGCTGCTTGATGATGTAGCTACTGTTGCAAGTGGTACTGGTTACATAGCCAGATATGGAGAAGAAGCATCTGCCTTTCCAAGGATAACCATTGTAGAGTGGGCAACGCAAACAAAAACTATGCCGCCAACTGGGGTCCACACTCTAGTAATAGATGAGAATGGGATATTACAAACTATTTCTGGTTCTCCAGGGCAAGCACCACAAGATTTATTAATCTCTGTTGCTGTAGTGGATATGAACCTAGATAAGATATATGATAGAAAAACCTTTCCTACCAATCCTGTTGGACAGTTAAGAAGTCTAGCCTTCTTCTTTGGAGGAATGACTAAAGGTCTTAACTATACGGCAAACGCCACAAATAAACTGCAATTAGATAGAAGTGCCCATGAGCTTTATTTTTGGGGTGCTGACCCCGATTCCCCTTATAGCCCAAATACTAAAACTGCCCCACCAGCAATTCCTGTTAGCTTTTATGAGTTCTATAGAGAAGGTCCTGTTTCTCAAACAAAACTAAATACTTTTAAAACTGGTGTTTACGATGATGGTACTGGTTTAGTTGCTATTCCTGGTAATGGTTGGGGCTTTGCTAGAATATATTCTTCTCTAGGAGAAGATGATTATGTGATGTATGCCCAGGCTTCCTATCTTAGTGAGGATCTAGCTAAAGCTGCTGTTTTATCAGGCAGTTTTATTAAACCAATAGACCTGGAACTAACTAAATTCTCCGCCTATTTTGTATTTCAAAAAGGGGATACTGACTTATCCAATAATCCTATAACTGTATGTGAACCATTTGGTTGCGATAAGATTGGAACTGGCTCTGGTGGCGGAGGCTCAGGTGATGTTAAATTCGGTGGACCTACTGTTGTTAAAAACGGAGGTCTGGCTTGGTATTCTGGCACTACAGGAAAGGTTATATCAGGATTCGATAATGCCCAGGCAATTTCAACTGCTGATGGAAATGATCTACGACTAGGCGGAAGTATCTACATGGGATATCAGAATGGATTCACCTTAAATGCTGGTGATATTCGTATGTTTAAACAAGGCTCTCCTTATTACTTCAATGGATTTGGATTCAATACCATGGCAGGGCCAAATGTTGAAAACTATGTAATAGGACTTCCTCAAGCCGCAGGAACGGCAGGGCAAGTATTAACCGTAAACAATGTGGATACCGCAGACTCCTTTAGAAAGAATGTTAATATGGTTTGGACTACTCCAACGGTAGCTACAGGGGATGTAATATCCTCAGTTGGATCAGGTGGAAGCACAGTAAACAATATCCCTAAATGGAACACAGATGGTAAACACTTGGAAGGTTCTAATGCCTATTGGGAAACCCCAAATATTTTACATAACTATGGGCCTGTAAAAGTCGGGGGCCAATTAACAATAAATAACGAAGGTAACTCTATAGCCCTCCCAACTGATAGGGGTACTTCAGGACAAGCCTTAACCACAAATGGTGCTGGTACTACTAGCTGGGCAACAGTAGGAACTGGTGATGTAGTAGGACCCACAACTGGAACAGATAATGCTATAGCTAGATATAACCTTAATGGAAAAACAATTCAAAACTCTGGAGTATTAATAGATGATTCAAATAATATTTCTACACCGGGAAACATATCAGCCGTAGGGCAGATTTGGTCTACCTTAAATTCAGATACAGATATAACTATTGATTTCAATGCTGGAAATACTCAAATTACTTCGGCAAGTTGCGGAACTGTTAATCTCCAAAACATGAATGACGGTGGAAATTATACGCTTATAATTACTCAAGGTGGTACAGCAACTACTTGTGTTTTTAATCATACCGGAGTTACAACCGTACATTATCCTTTAAATCATGGTGCTGCTACCGCTTCTAAATATACAGTCTATTCTCTCGTAAAAGCAGGTGCTCATCTATTCGTAGGCTGGAGTGTTGGAATATGAAGTTAATCCTATTACTTATCTCATTTAATTTATTTGCTCAATGGGTTTGGCAGACTGGTTATACTACTCCAACGATAGGACCTCCGACTTGTTGTGGTGGAACAGGTGCAACCTCTAATAACTGTGATCCTGGAAGGACCGCTACTGGTTTTGGTGCTGGTGGTGGTTCATCAGGATGGGCAGGTGGAAGTGGTGGTGATGCATATTGGATTGGAGGCGGAGGCGGTGGCGGAGTAGGTGGTTATGGTGCTTGCTCTATTATCGGTGGAGCAGGAGGAAATGGAACTGTAGTAATACAATATTTTGGGCCTGGAGGAGTTGCTACTGGTAGTGTTATTGGCTCAGAAATATATACACAAAGTGGAAGTAAAACTATTCCTGCTGGAGTAGATACTATTAGATTCTGGGCAACGGGTGGCGGAGGAAGTGGAGGAACAGCCAGCACTAATGATGGAACTGCCTCTAGTGGCGGTGGTGCTGGTGCGACTGCCCATAGAACCATAGGCTCTGCTGCTGGTTTAGTCCTCAATATGACTATTGGAAAAGGTGGAATACCTATTCAGACAACGGCTGGCTCGGCTGGAACTGATGGTGGAACGACAAGTGTTACTATAGGTGCAACTACTACAACGGCTGGTGGCGGTACTGCTGGAAGATATAATAGTGGTACAAGTAGTGCTGGAGGGGCTTGTTCTGGAACTTATGATGGGTGCTTACTAGGGGGAACTGCGGCTGGACGTTCAGGTGATGTTGATGGAACTCCGGGGGCCAGTATAGGTGCATCTGGTAGTGGTGGTGATGGAAATAATGATGATGGTATGGGTGCTCCAAATCCTGTTGATGTTGCAGGATTATTTAGTGCTGTTAATTTATCTAGGGTTATTTATACTGTTCCAAATAATGGACTCTCAATGTTTACAGGGGCCCTACCTAGAGCGGCCTTTAGTTTTAGAAAGTTAATAGACAGTTATACTGGACCTCTCTTTAGGGTAAGAAGGTCATCTGATAACCAAGAAAGGGATATAGGCCTTAGTGGAGATTATACAGATATAACTGCTCTAAAAGCCTTTGTTGGAACTACTAGTGGCTATGTAACAATTTGGTATAATCAGAACACCGCCTATCCAAATGCTACACAAACAACTGCTGCTGCTCAACCGAGAATTGTAAATGCTGGTATAGTAGACTCAGAACTTAATTCTAATATTGCCCATATGTATTTAGACGGTGCTACTTGGTTTGATAGCAACCAAGGTGCTCAATCAATAACCAATGCTGGGAATGAGGGAACAGTCTTAATAGTTGCCAGACCATTTGGTGGTAACTCAAATGCATGGACCTTTGGAGTTGCTAATGATGGTGCTTCTAATAGGTGGATGGCACATTTTCCTTATCAAGGTGGACAAGCCTACAATGCTGGAGAAATTTATTTTGATGTGGGAAATTTAAACACACAAAGGTGCCATACTGGAACTACAACTCCACATGATACTTGGAAGGTTTGGTCCATGGTTAAAAGGGCAGATAGAAGCCAAGTATATTGGGGCAAAATATTAGGCTGCACCAGTCAGATTGTAACTGGCCAGAGATATACTGGTAATGAGAATTTTCATATAGGTCAGAGTGGTGGACCAACTGCTGCTGGACAAAGATATAGGGGTTTTATGGCAGAATTTATAGTTTATAATTATGATGTAAATGCTACTGAGTTATCTAATTACCAACAATTAACAGGCGAATTTTTTGGCCTAAGAATATATTAATGGAGGTTTTATGATACCAGCAATTTTAATGGCATTATTTATATCGGTTCAACCGATTACTGTATCGACCAATCCTCTACTTTGCAATGAAGGGAAGTGTCCCAAAATGAACTGTTTTGTAGGCTGGCAGTATAAGGGGTATGATATGAATGGTAGACTCTATACTACCTGTAGATCATATACGGATTCAGGTATGAAAGTTAAAAATGCTCACGATAGTCTAATTGGTAAAGTGAGGGATTGCTTTTGATAATTTCAGTTTATTTTTCTACTCCTAAGAATATATTTTGGTGGCCATTGTCTTGGTTCATAAGATTTATGGAGTCCACTAATCGACCAACGCTTTATCATAGTTCCCATGTAGCTCTTAGGATTGGCGATTATATATACGAAGCGGTTTTCTTCCTGGGAGTCAGGAAGATTTCCTTCTACGAATGGCGTGGGAAGAATAAGATAAGTGTACGGTACAATGCTTATGTAACCAGAGAGGATTTCGATAAAGTGCAGAGTTTTTGTGAGGGGTCAATAGGGGTACCTTATGCCTTCATGGAGTTGTTCGGTATAATGTATTCCAGGATGATGTTTAAGTTATTTAAGAAAACAATTAATAACCCATTCAATATACTAAAACGGAAAGTTAAATGTACCGAGTTTATATTTGAGGCAATTAAAAAAAGTTCCAGGTTCGTATTGAAAAGTGATATAAATAACCTAGGAGTTAAAGGTTTTGAAGATGTAATATTGGAGAAAGACCATGCCATTCCAAAGTGAAAAACAGAGAAGGTTCTTATGGAAAAAGCACCCCGATATTGCCAGTAGATGGTCCAATGAACATGGAAGTAAAATAAAAAAAGGTAAATTCCCTAAGAAAAAAGGAAAATAAGATGGCAAAAATTACAGTCTATGGTGGAAAGAAAACTGGACCTCCTGCCAAGAAGGTTGAACCTCAAGGCACTAAAGATGCAGCAGGAAAGATTATTCCCCATTTTACCAAGGGGGAAGCTACTCTAAAAAGAATACTTAAATTTAAGAAAGAAGGTCCTACCCAAACAGCCGATGATAAATATTTTGAAAAACCTTCAGTAAATACTCAAGCACAAGAGTTTAGGGAATTAACAGCCCTTAATGAGAAACAAAAAGCCAAGGCTTCTAATATCCAAGGGATCTACGATAAATATAAAGCAAGTAAGGGGGGGTATGATAACCTTTCTCCACATATAAAAGACTATATAGGGGGAGTAAGTAAATCCTTAGTAGAAGAAAATGCTCCCATCATAAAACGGATAAAAGATTATGAAGCAACCACCAATTACCTTAAGCCTGATTTAAAAGGGAAAGAATCCTGGAGACCTTTAGCTGGAGAACAAAGAGATATAGCTGGAGTAGCTCCTATAGTAAAAGGGGCTACCCCCGTATCTCAAGCCAATCTTATGGAGTATGTTAAATCTAAAGTTAAACCCCCTGGAGGGGCTGCTCCTACTGGTCCCAGTCCAGTCCAAGTGGATCAACAGAAAGAAGCCCAGACCAATGCCCAAGTAAATCAAGACATTCACGACTTCAATAAATATGTAGCTAAGAAAAACAAGGGGAAGATCCCTAACAAATAAAAGGAGGAAGCCATGGGTAAAACAAAAAAGAAACCTGCGAAAGGAAAAACCAAAGACAAAAAAGAAGCTTACTAAAGCTCACGGTAGGGTGTGTCCTCTACATAGATGGCATACCTATCCCCTACCGATAAAAGTCTCAAGGATAAAAAGTCCCCTGACCCTTTATCTGGATACCATTTGATCTTCTCAGCGAATATCAACGGTCCTTTAGGTAATTTTTGTACTTGGATTATTTTTAATACATTGGAATATTTCAGGACAAAGTAAACAATCTGTTCCTCTTTCTCCGCTACTATCACCTTATCTTATGACCTCTCTCCAGTTTAGCCTTAGTCATTAAATTGGCTTTATCTTTTTCCAGTTCCTTCTT